CCTTGCTTTCCGACTTTTGGGTAATCAAACCATCCAGACGCTTCACAAAATAATTCGTTTGGCCGTAAGTCAACCCTACAAAATCACTCGCCGCTTTTCCGTCCATGTTTCTACTCCTATTGCAGCTCCGCCAGGCTGGTTTGTTGGATGGTCGGCCCCCAGTTTTCATCCTGGTGGATCGTGGCTACCTTACCCCAGTCCAGATCGCCGCTTGCGTACAAATCATAACGCCCAGGGCCTAAGATACCACGCTGTTTATCTTCGCTCAGTGTGTCAAACCATTCTGGACCACTGGGAAATGACGGCGTTGTGCCAAAACGTAATTTAGGAGCCAGAAAACACTGGCAGTTCGGGTGAGATTCCACATCCACTTCGGTGTCATATTCCTGACCATCTAGAGCCAGGCAGGCCGGGCAAACTGTCCCATTCCGCTGGGCACGCCGGATATAACCACTCACCACATTTGACTGCCGCATCTGGTCAAGGTTCCCCGCACGCAACGCTCGCAAAGTTTCCGTCCTGGCAATCAGCAGCGCCCGGTCAAGGTTGCCCGCCATGTTCTCGCTCATTGCCGCCGCCGTCGCACGCGGGCCAATGCCTTTAGCCAATCCAGTGACAAGCGAATCCGTCAACTTCAGCACGCTTTCCGGGTAGGAAGCTTTCAGTAGCTCATACAGTGGAGATCCATCTGCGGCGAAGCCAATCATGAAATCCACGGCTGAAACATTGATCCTATCAAATACCAGGTGCGCAATACGGGCATCCACTCCAGCCATGCTGATGAGCTGCTGCGCGTCGGTGATCCCTTGTGCGATCAACGATCGCTGGTCGCTGGCCAGGGAGTCAGCTAACCACGCCGAATACTGGTCATGTTGTCTCTGTGCATCCGCAATCAACACCTTAAAGCGATCCATCTGCATAAGGCGGGCACTCGTGATCGTCTCACCCTTCTTGCGGAGCTCATCCAGGTACAGCGACAAATCGAGCATATCGCCTTTGAGCGCGTTCTCAACACTCGCCCAACGCTGCGCCATGTTGCGCATGGTATCGGCTTCGTGTGCCAGGAGCTGCCCTCGCTGGACGTTTATTGCCTGGATAACTTTAGGCACTGGTGGCATTAGAGTGTTTCGAGGATGAGGGTAAACGTGCGCGCTGCTGTTGCCTGAGACACCGCCACACCTGCGCCGGTCTCCAGCTGCAACTTGACCCAGCGCACGCCAAACATTTGCATGCTGGTTGTGGCTGAAAAGGTAACGTAATCGTTGACGGCGAAGGGCAAAGTCAACTTAACACCGTCCGGCTTTACGATGTTATACGTCCCTGCCAGGGAAGGCGCGGCAGTGAAGGACACATTCGTGGTGGTTGCCTCGATCGCTGCCGGCGCAATGAAGCCAACCAGCCGATAACCGGCAAGATCCACGGCAGCACTTAGGCTGGTGTTGATCGCCACGACAACATCGACATACTTGATGGTTACTGGAAAGCTCATTTGATAACTCCTTGGGGTTGTTTCCCGTTCATGGGTTGGGGCATTGGCTGAGTATTATTGCTGGGCGGCATTTCCTGGGTCTTCATGTCCTGATTAGCCTTCAACAAGGCGGCTGCAAGGCTGGTTTTAGCCTTGGCATCCGCAGCATCTTTAACTTTGTTCATCTCCGCAACTTCAGCCTGCGACCAACCCGCATTGAGCAGCGCCGTGTCCAGCGGTACACCGGCGTCCACCATGGTCTTGGTTATGTCTGCGCTGGTTTTAGGCTGGATGGTCTCGGGCTCATCAAACTCAGGAGTGATATCGGCAGGCTTGACAATGATCTTTTGGATACGCAATGCAAAGGCTGCCACTCGCTGCCAGGTGGGGGTAAATTTATCGATGCGGTCCTGGGTCTTCTTGTTGAGCGGCGCCTCCATGGCAATCAGCGCCTCCCCAGATGGGGCATCACTGGAAGGGTCAAAATAATGCTTCGGTGTGTTGGTAATGCTGCTGGTGTAGCTGATCAGTTTATCAATTGCCTTGGTAAACACTTCCAGGTTGGCTGCCTCGAATTGACCCGCGCTTGCCGGTTGTTCCCCCGGTGCGCCTGCGGGAATACTCCAGACCGTACCAGGCTTTGAGGTTAACGCAGACACATCCGCATTGCTAATGATCCAACGTTGCGCCCAGGCTGAAAAGTCACTGTCGATCATCATATCGGCAGCCAGCTTATTGATGGCATTTTGCGGGGGGATCACATTCTTGATATCGCTCTTGATGATGCGCTTCTCAATCCGAAAGTGGAACACGGGCAGGTCGGGCGCGTAGGGATTGAGCGGCCAGGTCACTTCGCTCTCTGTGGCTACTACACCCTGTCTGGTCGTGTCAGGGATAAACGATTTGTCGTTGATCTCGGCGCCGGCTGCATTCTCAGCCGCCTTGGATGCGACGTAGTATTCCAAGTGATCTGGGTAATAAATGGTCACATGAAAAAACATGCTGGCATCACACCACATCTTACCCGCCAGGGCTGGTTTTTTTGGGTTAGCAGGGTCGTAAAACATGACCACATTACGCGGATCGTTGTAGAATATTTCGGCCAGGCCAGTTTCTTGGCCGTCTGCATCAAGATTCGGCCAAACAATCACGAACGATTCGCCAGTGATGAGCGCCGATTCGTGCACCTCATCTGCCTCGTTCAGCAAGTCCTGATCAGCGATCATGGTGGTCAAGGCCTTATTAGCAGTGGCATCCTTAGCGGTAAAACCCTTGAATGCAATGCGCTCTTTTACCGCATCGATCACCACTGCGCAAAAGTTGAGCGTAAAGCGGGCGTCCAGATTGCGGAATACTTCACGCAGCGCCTGAGTGGAATACATGACTGGCTGGTCACCATCGTAGTAGTTGAACAGATCTTCGTAAGGCTTGCGCTTGGCTTGGATGGCGTCGTAAATTCTCTTGATGTCTTTCTTCATCGGCGTGTCCTTATCGGTACTGCGATTGTGTGGCTTTGCGAGGTTCGGGACGCTCTGATAGCTCGGTTAGCGCCCAAACCTTAGCATCCAAGCGGTTGGGCGAAGCGTCTCCTGGTATCCAAAGGCACAACTCATCCTCTAGTTGGGGAAAACTACCCACATGATGATCGCGCCCTTGCTCAGAAATTGCGCTGATGGGTTCGGCGCGCGTGGCCTTGCCTCGGGATGCCCAAACCAACTTGACGGGCACTTCGCCTATGGTCTTGTCTTTCGCTCTTGCATTGATGACCGCCTGCTTAATAACACTGGCAACCATTTCGCCGCCGTTATTTTTCTCAGCCACGATGCAATCGGCCTTGAAACGGAGAAATGCCGTAATAGCTGCCTGCGCCCACGTTTCTGGACTGCCTTGCACGCTGTCATCCGCCAGGGTGTAGTAATCATCACCACCCTTCCCACATGTCACAATCCCGGCTTCGTCGCCTCCGCTTGTCGCAGAAGGGTCAACGCCAACTACGATGCGTGATAATTCGGGGTGCTTTGCCGTACGCGTATCTTCAATCCCGCACACCCACCTATCTCCAACTTGAACGCGGTTACGATGCCACAATGCACCAGGCGCTTCATCAACATCTTGGGCCAATATCTCCATGCGGTAAGCCAGGGCGGTCATATCACCGGCTATCTCTCCCAGGGCCTCACGAGATAAGTGAGGATTGTCCATGCTGGTGAAGTTGAACGTGGCCCAACGTCCAGTTTTATCGGACGCAGCCCTCTTAAACATTTTTGCGGCATGCTGTGGGTCTGTTGCTTTACTGGCGCTACGGGAATGTAGCGAAGGCGGAGTATAAACAAAGGTTGCATTGCCGTTGTTGTCCAGGAGCATGGGCGCGCCTACCACGCCCCAGGCCTCTTCGTTCATCAACTGCCATTCGTCAAAAATAAGCTCATCACCATAATCACCGCGCAGGGAATCGGCGTTCCAGGCTGTTTTTGCCCTGATGCGCTGCTCCGTCCCTGATAACTCTATGGTGTGTTCGGTTTCATTTTTCTTGAAAACGCAGGCCTTGATCGGCTCATAAAGCGCCCTGGTAACTGTCGTCCAAAATCGATCAACTTGCTCCGAAGTTGGCACGGCATACAGCACACGTCGACCAGCAAGAAATTTCTCAACCGCGAAAATCCCCACGCCTACCGTTTTACCGCCGCGCCGACCAGCTCTGATTACCTTGCGCTTTGCAGGACTTTCGATAAACGCCCGCTGCTTGGCATGCGGTTCTGGGAGGTGAATAAAATAATCAGACATCCCGTCCCTGATCCTGAACTTTATTGTCATAAACCACATGCAAAATAGCCGGACCATCACCGTCTGGATTGGTTGGCGCGATCTTTTTGGGCGCGTCCAGGCCTAACAACTCACACCTTTTATTGATGCAACTCATCACACCAGCAAGGA